TTACTGGATAAACATCTACACCACTAAGTCTTATTTCTGCTATTGATTTAGGTTCTGCTGAATCTGCATAGATGTAGCAATCAATATTATTATTCTTTATAAAGTTGGATATGTCTCTATTTAGCATTCCTGTTTTATAAAGCACTTCATCAAATATGTAGCTGTCATTGTATTTGTATAGTAAGCACATAGCAGAACTATCTACACTATACCCAAAGTCTAATCCAGCACAAAGCAATCTAGCTTCATCTGGTATTATGTCAATCTCTTTCCAGTCTGGAATACAAGCACCTTCTAAACTTCCTACTTCACCATCTAAATAAACTCTGCACCAATTCTTCCAATAGCTAGAAGTTTTTGCTTTTACTCTTGCCTTTTCTAATTCTTTAACTATTGATTCTGGTAGTGATTCATTGTCTTTGTAAGTAAGTGTGATAAAATCTGTATCAGATTGACCTATCAATTCTTTGTCTACCCAGAATAAAGAAGTTGGATTATAATCTAGCCATACACTTTCAGATGTTCTTATTGCTAATTCTTGATAACTACTAAATGGTACATTGTTACACTCATTGATATAAAGGTCTGTTCTTCTAGCTCCTCTTAGTTTGTCTGGTTGATCTGTAGAAAAGAACTCTATATATGAACCTGTGTCAAATGTGTATTTTAAAGTGCTTCTATTAAATTTCTTTTCTTGATACCTATTTAAGGCTTTTAAGATGCTTAGGAAGTCTTTTAAAGCACCCCTACGCAAATGTGGGATAGATTCACTTACTATACTTATTTCTTTGTTTTTATTTGTTCCAGCATAGTGAATAAGCAAGCATAAAATAGCAATAGTTTTACCAGCAGATGAACCACCTCTTACTATTCTAATTCTTTCGTTAAGTTCTTTAAGTTTATAAAATGCTGTAGTTCTTCTTGGCTTCATTCCATAAATAGTGGACCGTCTTTGTTGACGTTGATGTCATTAGTTTGTACTGCCTTTCCAAATGCTGAATCCATTAAAGAATCATAAGCTCTAACATCACCAGAACGCATCTTTTTAATTAACGCTAGTGTTCCTATGTCCTCCTGTGTTAGTTCTTCAATTTCACCTGTTATAGGGTTTTTAAATTTCTCTGGAGTTTCTAGCCACTTCTTCGCTATTGTGCTTCTGCTCTTTCTTCCAACTGGTCTGCCTTTAGGATTTCCAGACTGCCCTTTTTTGAAAGGATTTAAGTTTTGTTCATTTGCCATAACTTTTGCCATTTATTTTTATTTCGAGGGTGTCATCTAGCTTTTGCATTCTGTCAATTATTACTTGACAGTATTTAGGGTCAAGCTCCATTCCATAACATTTTCTTTTAAGTTGGTGTGCTGCTACCATTGTTGAACCACTTCCAAGAAAAGCATCATAGATTTTCTTTTTATCATTATTATCGTTTAATGCCATTTCAATTAATGATATAGGTTTCATTGTAGGATGTACAGTATTTCTTTCTCTTTTAGTTTGCCATACATCTCCTCTTATGGTTTTCTGTCCTCCAAACTTTCCGTGATATAATATTATTTCGTGCTGTTTAAAATATTTATCTAAATGTTGTGCTGGATTTATTTTATCCCATACTATAAATGATTTTACTGGTTTTAGTAAATCTTCTAATGCTTTTCTAAATAAATGAGAATATTGCCAAGAACAGCATACATAAAAAGTGTCGCAATTTATGTTTAACGAATCATAAAGAAATTTTATAAAATCTTCATCACTCATTTTATCATTTTTTATTTTACTGTGATTACCTTTTTTAACTCCTTCATAATCTATATTATAAGGAGGGTCTGTAAATACCATATCTGCTTTCTCTCCATTCATCAACTTTGCCACTTGGTCTGAATCTGTACTATCTCCACATAACAACCTATGCTCTCCAATCTCTATTAAATCACCAAGCACAACGTCAACCTTTA